GACGGCACCGCGCACCGCCAGACCAATCTTCAACCCGATTGTAGCGTCAGGAGCACAGGCGATCTCGGCAGTAAACTGAACGGCGTTGGTCCAGCGATTGCGGACCTCAAACTTTTCGGTGGTAGTGTTGTCGACCATTGTGAATCTCCGAGTGTTTGGATGGTCAGGACGCGAAAGACGCCCGCAAAGCCGTCAAATTCTCGATCCTGTCATGCATCTCACGCACGAGACGCTGATCCACCGATCGCCACGCCTCGGGAGCGTTTGGGTTAGCGTCTAAACGAGCCTGCGCTTTCGCGATCTCGGCCTCAAAGCGAGCTATACCTTCCGCTAGCTTGGCGGGCGGTGGCACAAGGTCCATTTCAGGATAGCTAGCGCCGGACTGGCCAAAACGGCCTTGACTATCCCAGTCGAGAACTTGACCGAGGGTTTCAATCACCTCTCCATCGCGCTCCCAGCTGTAATAGCTGACACCAACGACGCGGTCACCGAACGCCGCATACAGGCGAACCTTCTGGCCGTTGCCAAACGTTACTTCGCAGGGAAACGTCGCTTTGGTGTAATCGTCGAGAAGCTGAATATCCGACATTGACTGGATCTCCGTTGCAGCGCTGGGCTGCTGGCCCCACCACGTCTGCGCTTTTCGGCTCAGTGGTGGGCTGTTGGATGCCTTATAGGTTGGCGTTCTCCAACCAGTCAAGTACAAAGTTGGCCCATCCCAACTTTATTTTACGAAACGGCCGGCGCCCTCACTTCCCAGCGGCCTAGAAAACAATTTTCATAGCTGTCGTCGTTTCGACTTGACGGGTTGGGCATCCCCAACCTATTGTGTGGGGCATGGCAAACCTCATTCAAGACATCGACGCTTTTTGCGAATCGTACAAAATATCTGCGTCGCAGTTTGGTTTGAGCGCGCTGAACGACAAGCCGTTTGTGCACCAGGTGCGCAACGGTCGGCGGGTTTGGCCTGAGACCGAAGCGAAAGTTCGTCAGTTCATGTCTTCGTATCGCGCGTCCGCCAAGCAGGATGCCGCTGCATGACCCCCGCCATCACCCGCGCTCTCGATGCCGATCCGTTCGCGCAAGCCATCGCGTTTCAACGCCGCGTCCTCTCGCGTGCCGAAGCAAGAGCGATCGAGCGCGATGTTCTGCGGTTCCGGGCCATAGTGTGGAGGCGGGCGGTATGAGCCGGATTGAGAGCCAGGCCCTGCTTCACGCCGCCAAGAAGGCCGCGCTGTTGCGTCAAACCGTGCAGGGCCGCGTCTCTGCGAACAGCGCCAGCCTTTCCCGTTCATATGCCGTCCCCGTCGATGAGGTGAGGGCGATACTGCGCACTGAGGGAGTTCGTGATGACGGATGAAGAGCCTCGCAAGATACCCAAAGGTATCCTCAAGACCATTGATCGCTATGTCGCGCGCTTGCAACGTGGCGAAAAGCTTATGCGTGATGCAACCGGTAGAGTCCAATGGTCCAGCGGGAAACGTGTCGGACGTAGGTCTATCGGGATCATGCTTGAAGCTGGTATTATTCGACCGCTCGATACCGACCTGTTCGGCGATTACTCGCGTGGTCAAACTATTGGCTTGAGCGCCTGAATGCGCCCGCCCGCCTATCTGCGTCGCCTTGGTGCAACCACCCCCGTTAAGCCAGCCAACGCTCCCCACGGCGTTGGCCACCTCGCGCCGGCCCTGGTGCTCCCCCAACCCCCCGCTCCCAAGGCCGGCGCACTTTCTGATCACCAACAACACCGGGATACGGTGCGTTTGCGGGAGCTGGTGTGATGGGTGTTACCTATCACAATGACCTGATCCAGGGTTCCGATGAGTGGCACGCGGCACGTTGCGGCTTGCTCACTGCGTCCGAGATCAAACTGATCATAACGCCGACGCTCAAGGTGGCGGCAAACGCCAAGGAGCGCGCCCATCTTTGGGAACTCGCTGCCCAGCGGATCAGCGGATACGTCGAGCCAACTTACATCGGTGACGACATGCTGCGCGGCCATGAGGACGAGATTGAGGCGCGCATCCAGTACAGTAAGCGGTTTGCAACCGTCGATGAAGTTGGCTTCGTCACTAACGACAAGTGGGGCTTCACACTCGGATGCTCGCCCGACGGGCTCGTCGGTGATAACGGCATGATCGAGTGCAAGTCGCGCCGGCAGAAGTACCAGATCCAGACGATCGTTGAGCACTTCACCGACGGCACCGTACCCGAAGAATATCTACTCCAAGTGCAGGCGGCCATGCTGATCACCGGACGCAAGTGGTGCGACCTGATTAGCTACTCGGGCGGACTCCCCATGATCACCATGCGCGTCGAGCCCGACGCCAAAATCCAATCAGCCATTATCGATGCGGCCGCCAAGTTTGAGGCGCGCATCCGTGAAGTTGTCGCGGACTACCATTCCGCGCTCGAGAGTGACCCGCGGCTCATTCCGACCGAGCGTAAGCAAGAGGAAGAGATGTTCGTATGAACTCGCCAGTTGATATGTCCCGCTTTATCGCACCGAAATCAGATCAAATCAACGCAGACTCGCTGATTGGCGGCCCTAAAACGATCACCATCACTCGGGTTTCCGCGAATGAAGGAAGCCCGGACCAACCGATCAATGTCTTCTTCGCCGAAGACCAGCTGCCGTTTCGCCCTTGCAAGTCGATGCGGCGCGTCATGGTGCACATCTGGGGCTCGGACGCGTCCAGATACGTCGGCAAGTCGATGATCCTCTACCGCGATCCAGGCGTGCAATTTGGCGGAATGCAAGTCGGCGGGATCCGCATCAGCCACATGTCCGACATACCGGAGGACAAGCTAAGCAAGGGTGTAGTGCAGATGAGCCTCACGGCCACGCGCGCCAAGCGTGCGCCGTACGTGGTCAAGGAACTCAAGGTCGAGCCGCGCAAGGACGATCAAGCTGCGTGGGCAAACACCTTCATCACGCAGGTCAAGTCGGCTCAATCCGCCGGCGATCTGGAAACGCTGATCACGAAGCAGAACAAGTGGATCGTGATCCTGCAGGAGTCGAGACCTGAACTTTATGCCGAGATCGAACACGTGATCGCTGTCGCCCGCGATGGCCTCAAGGAAGGCCGCACAGATGAACAGCACGGCGACCAGTTCGACGGCGCAGACTTCGGCGAGGAAGACTAAGGTATGTTCCAGTACCTTTGGCCTCGCTGGTACACGCCCGTAAGTCGCGCTTCGGTCGGTGACATCACCGAGTTGGGCGCGCTTATCTCCGGCGTCACAGTACAGGCCATCAAAGGCAAGTCGCGGCTAGATATGCTTGTTCGCGTCCGTCATGCCATATGCCTGATCGCTGTCGAGATCGGACACGGCATCGCGCACACGGGCCGCTGTCTTGATCGCGACCACTCCACAGTGATGAACTCGTTGGAAAAAGCGAAAATTCTCATTGAGAAGGATGAGGTTTTCGCCGCTTTCGTGTCTCAGCTTCGCTTCGCGGTGATGGTGCGCCGGCCTGTGACCAAGTTTCAAGGAGTTAGGCGTTTCGCCGTCGATCCCGAGAGAGACGTTAAGCCGGTCAGCGGGGCGCTTCGGCAGGAGGCTGAGCCAGAAGATGAGATCGAACTTCTCACCCGGGAGGTCGCGAGAAGTCTGGCGCTGGAGCAGGCTGCATGAGTCCGCGTCACAAACCTGACCGCCAGACACGAACGCGTGAAGATCGCGCCATTGCGCTTTGCACACGTCTCATCATGGCGACGCCCGAGCGTGTGGCCGAGCTGATCGACGGGCACACCGCCGAGACGTTTGCCAAGCAGCACCGTCTGCCCGTCGGCATGATCCGCAGCACGTTCGAGCATGCGGTGGAGCGGAGGGTGCAGGTGTGAGCGCATGGGATGAACTTGAGACTTCGCTGGATGAGAAGCCGCTATTCCTAGTTGAGGACTGGAAAAAGCTTGCCGATCCGCGCCGCGATCTTGGCGAGCTTGAGCGCCAGTCTCAGTTCGTCGCGTTCATGCGCAAGGTCTGTCCGCACATGATGGTCGCCGCAGTGCCGAACGCCGCAAAGCGTGGCTTCAAGGCCCAACGTCAAGCCAAGCAAGAGGGAATGGTGGCCGGGGCGTTCGACACGCTGGTGACGTGGGACATTTCTCATGCACATCCTGACTGCCCCGCCACCATGGCAATGATAGAATTCAAAGGGTTTTCCAGTGGCAAGGCGGGTGCGCTCAGCCGCCAGCAGATTGAGTTCGGCAACCGCCTGCACAAGCAGGGGCACAAGGTCGCCTGCTTCTTCTCGGCGCGCACTGCGATCGAGTGGCTGCGCAGCTTAGGCGCCCCGATTGGGGGCATAATGCAATGACCGATGGCCTCACCCTCAAGGGTGTCGCGCGGCGTCTCGTAGTGCGCCTCATTGAGGCTGAGGTCGGCAACTCTACCGAGCAGAAGGCGCGCATCATGATCGCGCTTGAGCACGGGCACATCAACGCACGCGAGGCCGAAGACTGGATCGCGGTACTGGAGCTCAAAGCAGCATGATCGGACACAACAGCGCCGCGCTCGATGCCGAGTGCACTGACAATCGCCTGCGCCTGTTCATCGAGCGCGTCGAGCGAATGGAAGAGGAAAAGGCCGCAATCTCGACCGACATCAAAGATGTCTACGCTGAGGCCAAAGGCACCGGCTACGACCCCAAGATCATGCGCAAGGTGATCCAGCTGCGCAAGATGGATCCCGAACAACGCCGTGAGCAGGAATCGCTCGTCGAAACCTACATGGCTGCGCTGGGAATGGCCTGACCATGAGCACGCGACCCGTGGAGGACACGTCACCCGCATGGGCTCGTCGTCGGGTCGCGGTGTTTCGTGGCCTGTTCGATAGCAACATCAACAGCGGCGCCGAGTACGACACACAACCGCTGGCTGCATTGTTCTCGATGGAGCCGTGGAGCAAGCCCAAGACGAACGGGCCTGCCTTCATCCCATCGACTTACTGCGAGCATGACGCACGTGAGCATACGGCGCAGCGCGAGCGCGGCAGCTTCGTTGCTCTCACCGGCGACATTGACAGCGGCGATCATCAGCTTGAAGCGGTGTTCGATGCCGTAGAGGCTTTCGCCGGCACTTCGGCGTGGCTCATTTACAGCAGCCCGCACGCCCGTCCCGGTGACATGCGCTGGCGCATCATCATGCCGCTGGCGGAGCCGCAGCCGTTCGCGGCCTGGTACGATGCCCAGCAGGCGTTCTTCGCGTTTATGGAAGCGCGCGGCCTAACCATGGATCACGCGCTCGCGCGCGCTGCACAGCCCGTCTTTCTGCCCAACGTCCCGAGTGAGCATACCAAGTCCGGAACGCCACTGCGGGGTGAGTATGGCGCGCCTCTCCATTACGTCACTCTTTCGTCCGGTATCGAGGCACCTGGTCTTCCGCTTGAAGCCGGGCCGGCCGGAGACGGCATCGCGGCCCTGCACCGCCAGCGTCTTGAGAATGAGCGTCTTCGCGAACACATCCGCAGAGAGGCTGAAGCGAAACGCGCCAACAAGTCGCACGGCGATGGCGCCTCACTCATGGAGGACTTCAACGCCGCGAACAGCGTGGCGACCATGCTGGAGCTGTGCGGTTACCAGCAGTCGCCGCAAAACGCCGAGGACTGGCGTTCACCACATCAGACGGGCGAGACTTATGCCACGCGCGTTGTCGGCTCCAAGTGGATCTCACTCTCGCAGTCGGATGTGTCGGCCGGCGTCGGCACCACCTTTAAGGAAGGCTGCTTCGGTGACGCATACGACCTGTACGTCCACTATAAGCACGGCGGCGACCACAAGAGCGCCTACCGTGCCCTCGGGCAGGAAAAGCGCGCCGAGAACGTGGTCTACCTTCATCAGCCTGAGCCGCCGTCATGGATGAGCGAGGCGCCGGGCTACGACGAAATGCCCGAATGGATGAACGCAGAGCCGCAAGTCGAAGCAGAGGCTGCTGAGCAGGCGGCAAACAAGGACATGCCGTTGCCGAAGCTCCCCGGTATCGCCGATCTGGCGGACTGGTCGAACAGCAAGGCACCCGATCGCGACTTCGTGATCTCGGGTTGGATCATTCGCGGCGCGTGTGGCCTGCTGAGTGGTCAGGAAGGCGTTGGGAAGTCGCTGCTGGCTCAGCAAATGGCAACCTGCGCCGCCTTGGGCCTCACGTTCCTGGGGTTGGAGATCGCTCGAACACCCGCCGTCTATATTACCTGCGAAGACCCGGTAGACGAACTGTGGCGCCGGCAAGAGGACGTTAACCGTTCGCTCGGCATCACCATGGCCGATCTTGCGGGCAAGCTCATGCTGGTGTCTCTCAAGGGGCATCTGGGCAACGAACTGGCTGTGTTCGATGCTCAGGGCCGCATCAGCGTGACCGAGCGCTATCAGCAGATCGAGGGGACCGTAAAGGCGTTCGGTGCCGGCCTGATATTTCTCGACAACGCCGCGCACTTCTTCACCGGGAACGAGAATGCCCGTCACGACGTGGCGACGTTCCTGGGTCTGCTGGAGCGACTTTCAGAGATCGTCAACGGCGCGGTGATCCTTCTAGCGCATCCAAACAAGCAGCACGCGCAGGGCAATAAGCAGGGCAACGAATACTCGGGATCGACTGGTTGGAGCGCGCATGTGCGCAACCGTCTGTTCCTCGACTGGGCGCAAAAGGATGCTGAAGGCAACTACCTTGGCGACGATGGCCGAATGTTGCGCAAGTCCAAGGCGAACTACGGCAAGAAGGGCGAGGAGATCAACTTCCGCTGGCACGATTGGTCGTTCGTTCGGGATGAGGATTTGCCGCCCAGCGTTGCCGCTGAACTGCGTGAGGTGGGCCGCGCCAACTTTGAGAACGACTGTTTCCTAGCGTGTCTGAGGCAGCGCCTGAGCGAGCGCAGGGCGGTTTCTGAACTCGCGTCCTCGACCTATGCGCCCAAGGTCTTCGCGAACATGCCGGAGGCTCGTGGCTGCACTAAAGAGCATCTGACTCAAGCAATGGATCGTCTGTTCCGCCTGAAGGCGATCGAGCGGGGCTATTTGTGGGTCGCGAAGGGCGAAGGGAAGTCGGTTCATGGTATCCGGGAAGTTGGTGCAGAGCTCCCTACACCGACTCCGATGACCTCCGATGACCCTCCGATGACCGATTTCAACGGGGAGGCCTGAAATGCCGATGACCTACCGGAGACCTCCGATAACCACTCCGATGACCTCCGATAACACACTCCTACGCCATTTTTCCGATGACCTCCGGAGACCAGTACCGATGACCTCCGATAACACCCCCTTCCCCCTAAAGGGGGAACCTAGACTGACGTCGGCTCCCCACTGGGGGAACTGCCGACTGCTCGACCTCAACGAGACACTGCCAAAGACCGCGATGACCGAGAGGGGTTTGTGATGGGGAAGCGCAGTTCGTTCGAGCGCGTCGAGCGTGACTTCTATCCGACGCCTCGCACTGCAGTGTTGCCGCTTCTGCCGCATTTACGGCCAGGCACTCGCTTCTGCGAACCGTGCGCTGGCGATGGTAGGTTGGTGGACCATCTGGTGGCTGCTGGGCACATTTGCACTCGCGCTCGGGACATCGAGCCACGCAGGGCTGATATCGAGCGCGAGGACGCGCTCTCCGCACTTACGGGCAACATCGATTGCTTCATCACGAACCCGCCGTGGGATCGCAAGGTGCTACACCCGTTAATTACGCATCTAGCCATGCAGGCACCCACTTGGCTGCTGTTCGATGCTGATTGGTGCCATACCCGGCAATCCGCGCCATTCATACCGTTGCTCCGCAAGATCGTGAGCGTCGGCCGGGTCAAGTGGATCGAGGACTCACCCTTCACCGGCAAGGATAACTGCGCTTGGCACCTGTTCGATGCAAACACTGATGCGCCGGCCCAATTCATCGGAAGAGCAGCATGACCACCCCCAACACACCAGAGGCTCGCGAACGGCATTGGTGCTGGCCGTGGACGCATCCTTGGGGGCCTTGGTCGCCGTACACGATCACCAGGCAAGGCGCGGCTGTTCAGGATCGCTACTGCACCCGCTGCAACAAGGCGCAAGTGAGGTGGGTATCATGAGCATCATCCAGCTCAATCCCCACGAAAACATGACCGTCGAGCAATGCGCCGGCTACGTCCATCGCAACGCCAGCGAGTTCCAGGACCTGATCGCGGTTGGTTACGACAGCGACGGAAGCCTGCTGATCAGATCATCGCAAATGAGCCGCGCTGAGGCGGTGTTTATGCTGCGTGAAGCGCTCGACTGGGCGCGAGGGAGAACTGACTGTGGTGCGTAGAGGGTAAACGTGCTATGACAAATTCATGCAGGACACACGTTGGTTCAATGCTATCAGGAGTGGAACGTGGTATCGAATATGGAGGCGGCATCTGCGATGGGCCTGCCCACAGCGTCCAGGGAACGAGAATGAGCGTCGGGACAGGCAAGGGTAGCCACGACCTGCTCTTGGAGCTAGGAGAACCGTTCCACGCTGTTTCACGGGCACTTACAGGATGACTGGCGGGTATGGCTTGGAAACGCGTGAAGAAATCCTTGACGGACTAGCCGACGGGAAATCCTTGCGTGCGATCTGTAGGCAGCCAGGCATGCCGAGTGTCACGACTGTCTTGAGGTGGTTGCAATCTGACGAAGAATGGCGTGTGCATTACGCGCGTGCACGTGAAGCCGGCGACGATGCAATGGCAGAAGACATTCAAGCTATCGCCGACGAAGATGGGAAAGACCCTCAGGACAAGCGGGTACGTATCGACGCTCGCAAGTGGTTGCTCGCCAAGCGGCAGCCCAAGAAGTACGGCGACAGGCAGCTAATCGGCTCTGATCCAGACAACCCGCTACCAGAAGGATTCAAGGTGTCGTTTGTAGGAGCTGTCAAGCCCGGTGCGTGACGTCCAGCTTCCCGAATACGCCAGCGATATGTGGGCATCTTTTCGCCATCTTTTTTGGCGCGGTGGGCGAGGCGCTGGCAAGTCTCGCACTGTGGCGAGTGGGCTGGTGATCCAAAGCATGGAACGCCATGAGCGGGTGCTGTGCGGGCGCGAGGTGCAGAAATCCATCAAGGACTCGGTTAAACGGTTGCTTGAGGACGAGATTGATCGGCTCGGAGTGCGTTCGGCTTTTGATAGCACCGAAACCGAAATTCGCGGGCCTAACGACAGCTTGTTCCTGTTCTCTGGCGTGCGCCACAACGCGACGAGCATCAAATCCATAGAGGGTGTGACGACGTTTTGGGGCGAGGAGGCGCAAACGTTTAGCCAAGCCAGCCTAGACACAATTGTTCCTACGATTCGTGCGCCAGGTTCGCGACTGATCTGGACTTACAACCCGGATCTTGAGACCGACCCTATTGACGTGATGGCCGCAAATCCGCCTCCGAATAGCATTGTCCGCACCATCAACCACGACTCCAATCCATGGTTTCCAGACGTCTTGCGGATGGAGATGGAGTTCGACCGTGGCCGCGATTACGACAAGTACCTGCATGTATGGGAGGGCGAGTATCGTCGTAACAGCGAGGCTCGCGTGTTCAAAAACTGGAAGGTCGAACCGTTCGATAGCCCAAGCAATGTCGAGTACCGGCTGGGTGCCGACTTTGGGTTTAGCATTGACCCATCAGTGGCGTTGCGGTGCTGGATCAGCGGCACGCAGTTGTTCGTAGACCATGAGGCGTGGGGGCTAGGCGTTGAAATCGTTAATCTACCGGCACTGTTCATGTCTATTCCCGATGCTGAGAGGTATTGGTTGACGGCGGATAGCGCCAGACCAGAGACGATCAGCCATCTGCGCAGGCATGGCTTTCCTCGTATCGCGCCAGCCCTGAAGGGTGCTCGTTCGCTGGAAGAGGGTGTCGAGTTTCTGAAAGGCTATGACTTGGTGGTGCACCCTCGATGTACGCACCTAATCGACGAACTGACTCACTACAGCTACAAGACGGATCCTCTTACCGGACAGGTCTTGGGTGTGCTGGAAGACAAGAACAATCACTGCATCGACTCGCTTCGTTACGCGGTTGAGGGTGCGCGCCGCGCTATGGGAAGCAAGCCCAAGGTGGTGAGCGTGACCGTCCCCACCACGGCCTCCGCGTTCGCCAGACGATGACTCAGGGCTTCGAGCAATACGCCTGCAAGGTGTCCAGCTGGTTCGCATCACCGCTCATCGTCGCCGCCTTCCCGTTGGCCTGCATCCTGTGGTTGTGGCTAGGTTTCAGCGTGGATGACATCACGCTCCTGCTCAGCGTTCTCGCCATCAGCATGACGCAGCTTGTGCTTGTGGGCCAGGCGCGCGAGAGCAGGGCCGTCAAGGCCGAGGTTGACGAGATATTGCGCGCCATTCCGGAGGCGGACGACAGCGTTGCTCAGGAGGCGTGAATATGGTTAATAGGGCGGGTATGGGCAGCAAAGATTACGGGTTCTGCCTCGTCTGTCTCGAAAGCATTATGCCTTTTGAGCCTCGCAGCGTTGACGGGAAAAGGCATGAGCAGTGCGATAATGCCACTGCCTTTTTCCTTCCCCCTAACGTGCTGTTCGAAGGCATAGGATTTTCCGTAACGTATGATCCGAACACGGATCGAGCGCGCGTTGAAGCGTGGGAACGGGATTTCTATAAAAGCGTGTCCTTTGAAGCGTTCAGCACCCGGTTGAACGCGGACTCTAGATGGGCCGAAATGGCAGTGTTCCAGCTGCTTGGCGACTTTGCACTCGCCGGACAGAATGCTGCACCTGTGATAAGATTGGCAGAGTCATTAGGATCGCCGTCGAAGTTGATAAGGGCGCGGATGTGTGATATCGCAGGGCACCATAGCCGGGGTCTGCCTACGTGAACGACAAAGACCTGCTCGACAAGGCGCTGCGCCAGTTTGACGAGAACACCACCGAGACGCTGGCCGAACGTGCGCTGGCCTTGGAAGATCGGCGCTTCGTGTTCATTGAAGGCGCGCAGTGGGAAGGCGCGATGGGTGAGCAATTCGAGAACTCGCCACGGCTGCAGATCAACAAGACCCAGCGCGGGCATGACAAGATCATCAACGACTACCGCGCCAACCGGTTTGCAGTGCAGTTCCGCCCGATCGGCGACGATGGCGACGACGACACGGCGGAGTTGCTGAACGGCTTGCTTCAGGCGGACGTGTATCGCAGCAAAGGGCAGCTCGCTTTCGACAATGCGTTCAGCGAAGGCGCGGCTGGCGGCATGGGTGCATGGCGCTTGTGCAATGAGTACGAGGATGAGAGCGACGATAAGAACGACCACCAGCGCATTTGCATCGACATGATCCCCGATGCGGATCAGCGGGTGTTCTTCGACCGCGCCGCCAAACTCTACGACAAGTCCGATGCGCGCCATGCCTATGTCCTGAACTCCTATACTCCCGATGGTTTCAAGAACGAGTTCGGTGAGGACAAGGCGGTCTCCTGGCCCGAAAACACGCTGCGACCGTTCATCTTCGATTGGTTTCGCGGCGACGCGGTGTGGGTCGCGGAATACTACGAGGTCGAGCATGTCAGCCGCGAGCTTCGCATTTACACGCGCGAGGCTACGGGTGAGGAGTTCCGATATTGGGCCGAGGACATGGCGGATGGGCAGGACGATGACCTGCAAACGCGCGACTTCTCGCGCCGCACGCGCAAGATTAAGCGCAAGCGGGTCCACAAGTGGATCTTGAGTGGCGCCGAGGTGCTTGAGGATTGCGGATACATCGCGGGCGACCGAATTCCGTTGGTGCCGTTCTATGGCAAGCGCGTGGTGATCGACAACATCGAGCGCTTCAAGGGCCATGTCCGCGACGCCAAAGACCCGGCCAAGGCGTACAACGCCCAGGTCAGCAAGCTGATCGAGACTGCCAGTCTTGCGCCGCGTGAGGTGCCGATCTTCGCACCCGAGCAGGTGGATGGCCTGCAATCCCATTGGGCCAACATGAACATCCAGCGCCACCCGTATGGCTTGGCGCATCCGCTCACGAACCCCATGACCGGCGATATCGTCGCCACCGGCCCCGTCGCCTATGTGAAGCCGCCGGACGTGCCGCCCGCCATGGCCGCGCTCATTCAGATCATGGGTAACGACATTGCCGAGATCACGAATGGCGATGACACCAGCATGGAGATCAAGTCCAACGTCTCGGGCGAGGCAATGGACATTGCGGCGTCTCGCGTCGATGCCCATTCGTTCATCTACATGGACAATTTCAAGCTTTCGATGCAGGCGTTCGGCGAAATCTATTACGGCATGGCCAAGGAAGTGTACGTGGAGGAAGGCCGAAAGGTCGAGACCATGGACGAGGACGGCAAGACCGCGATTGCCACTCTGGGCGAAACAGTGGGCGATCCCAAGACCGGCGTTGTCGCCAAGCGCTATGACCTGTCGGTCGGGCGCTTCAACGTCATCAGCGACGTGACCGAGGCCACCGCGACCCGGCGCGACAAGACCGTGCGTACCATGATGACGCTGGCACAGGCCGCGACATCCGTGCAGGCGTTGCCGTTGGGGCAAGCCGCGCTGTTGACCGCCATTGACAACATGGACGGCGAGGGCATGGGCAAGCTGCAAGACTTCGTGCACAAGATGTCCGTCGAGATCGGCTTGGACGAAATGACGCCGGAAGAACAGCAAACCGCAGCGCAGGCACAGCAAAACCAGCAGCCCAGCCCAACGGATCAGGCGTTGCAGGCGCAGGCCGCCGACTTTGCCGCATCGGCTGCTGAGAAGCAGAGCCAGGTCAAGCTCAATGAAGCCAAGACCGTGCAGACGCTGGCGGATGCGCACAAAAAGGTTGCGGAGTCGGAGCAGATCACAACCGCGCCAACGCAGTTGCCCGACGCCAACAGCCTGATGCAGAACGCCGCCTGATAGGTGACCCATTGAAGCCCCGCACGATGCGGGAGTGCAGGAGCAAAGCCACGATGAGCGTAGATGACGAACCCTTGGAGCTTACAGACGAGCTGATCGACGTGACCGATCCCGACGAGACAGACGAGACAGACGAGACCGGCGATGAAGGCCAGGGGGCGGCCGAGGAAACGGTGATCGCGTTCGCCGACGAAAACGATGACGAGGCCGAGCAAACGCCGCTGGTCAAGCGCCTGCGCCAGCAGCTTCGCGATCGTGATCGCCGACTGAGCCAGATGCGCCGCGCGCCTTCATCCGGTGATGCGGATCCCGAACCGACCGTTCCCGCGCGCCCTCGCTCGGTCGCAGACTTCGACTACGACGAAGAACGGTTCAACGAGGCGTTGGATCAGCACCTCGCCGCCAAGGACGATCACTCGGCGTGGAAGCAGCGCGAGGAGAAGCGCAAGGGGCAGCGCAGTGAGCAGGAGGCCGAGCAGGCGCGCCAGATTGAGCAGCAGCGCAAGGCGCTCGGCGTGGGCGATTACGAGGCTAAGGCCGGACTGGTGCGTGAACGTTTTACCGATGCGCAAATGTCTATCCTGATCAGCGGCGCGGATAATCCGGCGCAGGTCATCTACGCCCTTGGTCGGTCGGAAAGCCGGCTCGATATGCTGGCCGGCGAGGAGAACCTTGCCAAGTTCGCCGTCATGCTCGGCAAGATGGAAAAGGACATCAAGGTGACGAAGAAAAACGCCCCCGCGCCTGAAACCCGCGTTCGTGGCGCTACCGGATCGATCTCGGTCGCCGGCAGCGACAAGCGCTTGGAGCAGTTGGAGAAGGAAGCGGACAAGACCGGTGACCGCTCTAAGCTGATCGCATATCGTGCATCCATCAAGAACCGCGCAGCCTGAGGAGACTGACACATGGCCGTTGATCGAGAACTCTCACCTGCCGAGATCGTGCACGCCAAGATGGCCGGCGTTCCTGCCGATCGCCCTGGGCTTCTCGGCGAATATCCCAAGATGCTTTACCGCAAGGGCACGGTCGAGATCGGCCAGCACAGCCTCGCCTCCGACGCGATCGGTGGTCTTTCGGCGCTGCCTATCGCCGGTCACAAGGAGGTGGCGACGATGACCGTCGAAACGGCGGAAGAGGAGCTTCTGGCGTTGGAGCTCGGCTGGCATTCGACTATCGCTGCGGCTGTTGCGCCGGCGGTGTCGGCGAAGAAGGCAGCGGCGTAATCAAACCCGGGGGCTGATGCCATGACCACCAAGCGCCAGCTCATTGAGCAGATGTTCACCGAATGCGGTCTTAACGGGTGGGAGTATGACATCTCACCCGAAGAGAAGGATCGTGCGCTGACACGGCTTGATGCGCTCATGGCCGAGTTGCAGGGGCGTGGAATCAGCTTGGGGTACAACTTCCCGGCCGAGATTGGTGCCGGCGATCTGGATGATGATCTAGGCACGCCGGATCAGGCATTTTACGGCTTGGCCACGCTGGGTGCGGAGCGTTTGGCGCCTACCATGGGTAAGACCCAAACGCGCGAAAGCCGCATGGCGCTGACAGCGGCGATGAAAGCGGTACGCTCGGCGGCGGCCGTGCTGGTACCGTTGGTCGAGGGGCCACGCATGGTTTACGGGGCCGGCAATCGTTGGCGCTGGGGCCTGTAAATGCGCATCCCGATCATTTCCGGGGTCAAGGCCAGCGAGCATGGCGACTTCCTGATCAGCTATCCAGTCAATCGAGAGCCTGTCGTTAAGGACACGGGTATATCGGACGGCTATCTGGCGTGTCCTCCCGGCATAACGCAGGTCGCGGTCGGTCCCGGCAATGATCGCGGCGGGATCAACTGGAACGGTACATGCTACCGCGTCATGGGTTCGCAGCTGGTATCGGTAGGGGCCGACTGGCGCATCCAGGTGCTGGGCGACGTGGGAGCTGGAGGGCTTTGCTCGCTCGATTACAGCTTTGACAACCTGATCGTGAACAGCGGCACTCGGTTGTATTACTGGAACCCTACTGCTGGGTTGCGGCAGGTGGCCGATCCTGACTTGGGCACAGTGATCGATGCGCAATGGGTCGATGGCTACACCATGACGACTGATGGCTATTACGTCGTCGTGACCGACCTCAACGATCCCATGTCGGTGAACCCCTTACGCTATGGATCGAGCGAGGAAGCGCCAGACCCGATCACTGGCTTGGGGCGTCTGCATGGCGAAGTCTACGTCTTCAACCGCTACACCATCCAGGTGATCCAAAACGTCGGCGGCAATGGTTTTCCGTTCCAGAGCGTCAAGACGGCGACTGTGCCATACGGCTGCGTCGGGTCGCGGGCCAAGTGCAAGACGCTGGGCACCTATGCCTTTTGTGGCGGGCAGGAGGGTGCCGCGCCAGGCATCTACCTCATGGGCGCGGGCGAGGCGAACAAGATCAGCTCCGCAGAGGTAGATCAGGATCTCGCGGCATTGGATGAGGCACAACTGGCTGCGGTGTGGCTAGAGGCGCGCGTGATGAACGACGAAGAACGCCTGATCGTGCACCTGCCGACACGCTCTTGGGGCTTCGCGTCGCAGGTATCCAAGCGGTCGTCGGTCAAGACCTGGAATATCTACGTGACCGGCAGCGATGATCACCAAGCGTATCAGGGTCGCGGCTTGGTCTATTGCTACGGCAAGTGGATCGTCGCGTCGCAGTCTGGCAAGATTGGCGTCCTCGATCATGGCACGGCGCAGCATTTTGGCGAGGACGTGATGTGGCGCTTCGACACGACGTTCCTGTACAATGAGGCGAACAAGGCCATCGTCAACGTGCTGGAATTGGTGGGGACGCCGGGTCGCGGTCGCGCCGACAGCCGTATATTTTTCAGCTACACCAAGGACGGTGAAACGTGGTCAGTGGAGCGCGAGACGGCGGCGGGCAGGCTGGGCGAGCGGAACAAGCGGGTGGCGTGGCGGCTGGGCATTCGTGGCGAGAACTACATGGGCTTGCGGTTCCGAGGGCTTGATGGCTCCATGATGGGAATCGCGCGGCTTGAGGCCCAAATTGAGGGCTTGGCCTGATGGACGCGCTCAAGACCAAGCCCTTACCTCGCGGCGATATCGGCGCATTCATCGCATCGCCTCGCGGCGTGCGGGCATTTGAGAACCTGCAAGGCGATGCGACGAACATTTATGACGCAGTGGCGAACGCGCCCTTTCTGGTGCTGACGTCGCAAGAAAGCTTGGGATCGGAGCGCACGTTCAAGCCAGCCATCAACTTCACGGTGAGTGACGGTGGCGCCGGCAATGAATATGCATTCGATTTGGCCGATACCGGCGTCGTGGCTGACGGCTATGGTGCGGCGACAAAGACGGTCAAGGTGACGGTTGATGCCAAGGGGCGCATCGAGGCGGTAGAGACCTATGACCTGAATACCGACAACGTGGCCGAGGGCGTTACCAACCTGTTCTTCACGAATGCGCGAGCGAGAGCAGCGTTGAGCAGTGGCGCGGGCATCGCCTACGACAGCGATACCGGCACGATTGCACTTGACCCCGCCAACCCTCGCAACGTCGACCATTCCGCAGTGGCGATTACTGCGGGCGCTGGCCTTACGGGCGGCGGCGATCTCACCGCATCGCGCGAGCTGGCATTGGCGACGGTGGGCAATCCTGGTGTCTACGCGAATCCCACCTCGATCACGGTCGACGCCTATGGCCGGATAACCGCCATCTCTTGACCCTCTTGCGGTACAATGATACCCCGCGTTTTGGTAGTCAACGAGCGGCGCCGGCTCACTCTGAACGAAGGTTCGGACCCCTGAGCGCGCTGCTGTCACTTTCCCGAGATGCCGAGGCGGTCAACGCGGTGGTCAACCATCCTGCGGTGCGCCCTTTTGCCGGCCTGCCTGACGCGGGCGATCTGGACTTCTCGCCTCTTCTGTCATGCCCCGAGCATGTCGCGCTTTTGGGCGAGCACGGTGGTTTTTTGCTGATCTGGTCCGCGCCTGGCGTGCGTGAACTTCACGTATTCCTCTTGCCGGAGGGTCGGGGCAAGTGGGGGTTCGATGCGCAGGCAGAAGTCATCGCTTACGCCCGCGCTCATGAAATCACCATGCTTTGGGCGCGCATTGCCCCACAGATGAGGCATTTGGCGCTGTACGCTCGACGTGGTGGCATGAAGCCGAGCGGCGAGGTGATCGAGGCATTCGGCACGCCCTATCGTATCTTCGCCATGGAGGTGTCGTCATGCCGCCCGCAGTAGCCATTGCCGGCGTTGGCGCCGCCGCTTCCATTGGCGGTTCCGTACTCGCTGCCTCGTCGCAAAAGAAAGCGGCGAAGAAGGCTGCTGCGGCTCAACAGTTGAGCGATGCGCAGGCTATTGCTGAACAGCAACGCCAGTACGACCAGACCCGCACCGATCTGTCGCCGTTCATGCAGGCTGGACAATCAGCTCTAGGGGCGCAAGGCGATCTGCTGGGCCTCAATGGAGCGGGCGCGCAAGGCTCGGCGATTGCCGGTCTCAAGGACTCTCCACTATACCAAAGCCTGTTCGGCAACGGCCAGGAAGCGCTGCTTGCCAATGCGTCGGCAACAGGAGGACTGCGCGGCGGCAATACGCAAGGCGCGCTCGCCAACTTCGGGCGCGATACTCTGGCCGGCGTGATTCAGAGTCAGCTTGCGAACCTTGGCGGCGTGTCACAGCAGGGGCAGAATGCGGCGGCACAGGTCGGCTCGTTTGGTGCGGGGTCCGCCAACAACATCGCGGGGCTGCTGCAGAGCCAGGGACAGGCACAAGCCGGGGCGGCGTTGGCCGGTGGCGCGGCCAATGTCGGGCTGATCAATGGCGCGACGTCAGCGCTTGGTAGCTTGGCGGGCAACACCAACGTGCAAAGCTGGGTAGGGAAGCTATTCTGATGCCGCAGCCGTTCGATTACATCGGGGCTATGGGCGGCGTGCCCAACGTGTCGACCACGTTGCAAAACGCCTTGCTCGGCGAACAGCAGCGTCAGCAGAATGCGAATGCGCTTGAGCAGCAGGCGATGCAGATTGAGGCCGAGAAGCAAGCGCGTGCCCGCGCGGAGCAACGCCAAGCTGCGATGAGCCAGGACTTCGGCACGTTGATGCAAAAGCCGAACGCGGCTAGCGTCGGTCGCTTCATGATGACCTATCCCGAGGCGGCGGAAGGGCTCAAGAAGGGTTGGGATACTCTGTCGGGAGCGCAACGCCAAGCTGGACTGCGGACCAGCACCGATGTGCATGGGTTGCTGCGAGCAGGCCGGTCGGAAGACGCTATCGCACTGCTGCAATCCCACCAAGAGGCGGCAAAAGCCACGGGTGAGGACGTCTCGGCATACCCCGCTATCATCGACATGATCCGCACCGATCCGCAACATGCGCTGGCTTGGTCAAGCATCAACATGGCGACGGCTCTAGGGCAGGAGAAGTTCGCGGACAATTACGGCAAGATCGGCGAGGAGCGCCGCGCCGATGAAGTGCAGCCGTACAAAGTGCAGCAGGAAGCCGCCGACGCTTCGATCAAAGGCACCGAGGCGCAGTACAAGCCGACGATGATACAGAGCGACTTGGAAACACAAGCCTCCAATCGCGCGCGCCAGGCCGCGCAGACCGCCAACGAGGTGGCGACGCTAGCGCTCAATCGCGACAAGCTGGAGCTTGATCGCGACACGCTCACGTCGAACATTCAGGTCAAAATGGAGGAACTGGACCGCAAGGGCACGCAGCTCGACGGCGGCGCTCGGCAGGCGGTCAATGCGGCTGTTGGTGAGTCAGCATCGGCATCGGCGCTAGCGGATCGTGCCAACAGCCTGGCTGATCGCATCCGTGGTTCGGACATCGGGGGGTATGGTTGGGCCAGCTCCTTCGCGGAGAAGGCCAAGGGCGCGTTTGGATCGCAGAACGCGGTCTCGGGCCTGCGCGCGGAATACAGCCAGCTTGTGAACGCGCAGGCCGTCAAGAGCTTGCCGCCTGGTCCGGCATCGGACAAGGATATTGCGCTCGCCAAGCAAGGGTTTCCGCCCGCAAATGCGTCGAAGGAGTATCTTGAGTCCTTTCTGCGTGGCATGGCCAAGATGCAAACTGCAGTCGCGGCCGGCGCGGATCGCCGTGCCAACTGGATCGCCACGAATGGTAGTCTGGCCCCGGCGCAGCGCGATATCGACGTGGGTGGTGTACGCATTCCGGCCGGAACCACGTTCAACGAGTTCAACGGCACGGCGGTGAGGCGCGCGCGACAGGGACAGATGCCCGATGCGCTTGGCGGCATTCTCAAGAAGTATGGCAGCGGATGAGCCTGGATCCTGCCATCGTCCGCTTCTTTGAGAAGAAAGGCTACTCGCGCGAGCAGGCTAAGGGTATTGCTGCCGGCGTATTCGCGGAAACGGCGAATGATCACCAGGCGTTCAACTCGACTGGCGGCGGACAGGGCGCATTTGGCTTGGGTCAATGGCGCGGACCTCGCCTTAGGGCATTGCGCCAGCGATTCGGCGAAAACCCGACCAAGACCCAGCAATTGGAGTTTCTGCATTCCGAGCTGCAAGGCGGTGATCCTGGCGGCGCGCTGGTGACGGCGAAGAAAAATGCTCGGGCCACCTTTGAGTCCTACATCAACGACTTCATGCGCCCCGGTGGTGGTGCGCGTGGCGATCTCCGGCGCGGTTATCAAGCGCTCGGCGTGAAAGGAGGTGATCCTGTATCTGCCGGCGGCGGGTCAACCTTTGATCGGGTCGCGGCCCGCCGTCGCGCTCAAGAAGGCCCATCGCTCGATAGCGTGTTCCGCGCGCGGACGAAGGTGGGAAAGCCTGGTGGTATGACGCCGCAGGAAGCCGTGCAGTTTGATCATGCGGTGGAGGACGGGCACTTTGTACCTCCACGCTGGTACAAGCCGCCAGCGCCGAAGAACATACCCACGCTGCCAAAGGCGGTGGTGGAGGCGTACAATTCGCACCGCATGGACGATGACCCCGACGCTCGCGCTCAACTTGAGCGATCAGTAGCGGCGGGTGAGGTGCGCTTGCCGCAAGGCTTGCGGTTGCAGGCTCCTGCCGCACGAACGATTGTTGATCGCCTTGGGATGGGCACACGCAGCATCCTTGAGGGCGCGGGCGGACTGGTCGATGTGGTTGCTGCGCCGCTTAATCAGACAATCAACCTCGCGACCGGTGCAAACCTGTCGACGACGCCATTCAAGGATCTGGGCGCAAAAGCATCCGACGCACTTGGATTTGCCAAGCCGGAGAGCGACGCGGAAAACACTGTGGATGCCGTGGTGAGTGGCGGCACGCAAGGGTTGCTGACGGCTGGCGCTGGCCTGGCTGCTGCTGGCGCGAAAGGGGCTGCGGGAGCGGCGGGTCGCGCTCTGTCGGCAAGCCCGTTGCTGGATACCGTTTCTGGTGCTGCTAGTGGCGGCGCGCAAGAAACTGCCCGGCAGGCCGGTGTGGGTCCTGTCGGGCAGATTGCAGCGGGACTGTTGGGTGGTGCTGCCCCCATCGGTCTCGCTGCTGCTGCCGAACGTGTGGGATCGCGCCTTAGCCGGACGCTGCCCGAAGTTGTGGCACAGACGCCGCGTGCTGCGGTGATAGACGAAGCGGGGAACCTGACACCTGATGGCATTGAAGTGGCCGCGCGTCATGGCGTCTCACCCGAAGAGTTGCAGCAGGCCTATGAAGCGCCTCCTTCCGTGCAGCGCGGCACCGCGAATGACGATGCCATGGCTCCGGTTGCACGTGAAGCGACCACCGGTGAAGGAGTAGCGCCCGCTGTCGAACCAACAGCGCAAGCATCTGTCGCCGCCGATACGGTATCACCCGTGGCAGGCCGCGCAGATGATCCTGTAGCGCAGCCTGCCACGCCGGTTGATGTTGCAGCACCGCTGCCCGAAGGCGCTGCTGCTCGCGTGTCACAAGCCGCCGAGTTCGACGTGCCCATGACGCGGGGGCAGGCCACCAAATCATTCGACGTTCAGGATCGTGAGCAGCGACTTCGCAACAGCAATGGCCCTGAGGGCGATGCTATGCGACAATTCTCGGCCAATCAGGTTGAGCAGGTCAAGCAGGCGACGGGCCGGTTTCGTGAGGCGTTTGGCGATACTGGCGCGTCGGCGGAACAACGCGGCGAAGTTGTGCAGAACGCGATCAGCGAGCTGCGAGACCTGGGCCAAAGAGGTGTTTCGGCACTTTACAGGCAGGCTCGCGAACTGGGCCAGGAAGTGCCGCTGGACACCTCCGGCATCCGCAGTGTCTATGACCGTCTCATGGTTGAGGCCGATGTACCCGATAGCGTCAAGAACGTTTTGACCCAAGAGGCGGCGCGCTATGGCATTATCGGCAAGGCTGGCGGCACAGCGGAGAACAAGATCACCACCGTCAAAATAGACGACGGCATGGGCGGCGAACGCCCTCTCAAGTTCTACGGCGAGCCCGAGACCTTGCGTCTGGATAACGCAGAGGCGTTCCGGCAGGTTGTCAGCAAGCAGTACCAAGCAGACGGTGGCCAGAAACTGTCGCAAATTCTCAAGTCTGCCATCGACGATGCCACCGAGGAAGCGGCGACAAAGCTGGCTCAATACGGGCAGGAAGGCGCAAAGGTGCCCGACGCCTTGAAGGCGGCACGCAATGCCCATGTCGAGCAGGTGCAGACATTCAAGGGCGGCGATGTTGTGCAAGCATTGGCCGATTGGAAGAAGGGCAAGGAAGGCATCACTCGCACTCTTAGCCCCGAGCAAGTCATGTCGCGCGCCTTGGGGAAAACCAGCGATCTCAAGCGTGTGAAGGCTGTCCTGCTGGCAGGGTCTACGCCGGCATCCAAGGCGGGCTGGCGCGCGATCCAGGCGCACGGTTTGGCTACTGTGTTCGAGAAGGCTACGACTCGCAATACCAATTTGGGCGGCGAGATCACCGAGGCAATCTCTGGCGCCAAGCTGCGGACGGCAATCGAAAGTTTCGGCACCGACAAGCTCAAGGTTTTGCTGGAACCTGCCGATTTCGGCACGCTGATGAAGCTGCGGCGCACGATCGAGGACGTGACGATCCCGATTACTGGTACGGTCAATCACTCCAACAGCGGCAATCTGCTTATGCGCCTCGCCAAGGACGCGGACAACCAGGTCACGGCAGCGTTCGCGGCCGCTGGTGTGGCGGTAGGAGGCCCGGCCGGCGGTGCGATCGGCGGCACAATCGGCAGGACCATCGCGCCGGCTATCAAGGCCGCTCGCGATGAGCGCGTCGCTGCCGAGACCCTAAAGAACGCGACCGAGTACACGCCGGCACGCGCCGCAGCGGACCCGGGAGACGAAACCAGCGCTGCATCACGCGTCGCACGGTCAGCGAAGGACACCAGCGCCAAGACCGTGAGGGCATTCATCGATACATACAGCAGCCCACGCGTGATCGCGCCGCTGCTTGTTTCAACCGCAGGGGCAGAAGAATGATCGTCTACGAGCGGACCTATTTCGGCGATCTCGGTGGCAAAGCGCTGGACAACGGCAAGCTGTTCATTGGGCAGGCGAACAAGGATCCCGAGGTCTTTCCGGTGTCGTGCTTCTGGGATGCGGATTTGACGGTTCCGGCCGCGCAACCCTTGTCCATCAGCTCGGGCTACGTGATCAATGGCGGCATACGCGCGGCAATCTATACGCAAGCCCCAAGCTACAGCCTGCGTGTTCGCGACAGGAATGGCGCGCAGATCGATTACGTCGCCAAGACGGGCAGTCCCAACCCGATTGGCTCTTTCGCGTCCCTCTCGACCGCCAATGTCGAAGGCGATCTGATCCAGACCAGCGGCTCGACGCGCGGCACCCTCATAGCGGACAGCACGTTGACGGACGCAGACGTGGCAGCGCACCCCTTGGCCATCGTCAAGACCGCGAACGGGCGCTACTTCCGGAGAGATCCGCGTGACATTCGCGTGGTGATGTTCGGGGCGGACAACACCTCCAAGAGCGGCGCTTACGACGCCTCGCGCGACAGCTATGCCGCGATCATGGCCGCGATCCGTTACGCCCAACGCTATCGCTACAACGCGCAGGGCAGTCTGTCGGGCTTACCCGACGTGATTTTCGACGACGGTGCCTACTCGATCTCGCAAGACATCATCCACGACGATGGCACCATCCGATTCACCGGACGCGGGGCAGGTCAGTTCGCCGCGCCTCGAGCGCTGCTCTTCTTTCCACCGAGCAAAGGCGGCTTCCAGTTCTACAAGTCGGGCGACACGCGCAATCCGTTGCGCACGCCGGCAGGGTCCGGAACGACCGGGGCAGACGGGTCGAGCATCATTGGCCTCGCCATCCAGGGCGGCAATGGGACTGGCAATGACAGTACCGGAGCGCACGACGGCGTGTTTTTCGGGTGTCGTGGCCACGTCGACCTGTGCTTGATCTATGGCTTCGCGCGGTATCAGCTTGCCTTCATCGCTGATGCCTCGTCGCAGCGCGGCAACGCCAATGGCTGGAGCGTCGGACACGTGCGCCTGGCGAATCCCAACGTAGCCAACGGCGGCAAGTGCTTTGCGACAAGCGGCGGCGACACCAACGGCGGACATGCCGAACTGCTTGAGTGCGTCAACGGCGACGTAACGGAAGGCTCGTTCCTTGGGGCCAGCAGCTATGGCACGATCCAGCTCGCAGGCGGCAAGTTCACCGGTGAAGGATCGGCAAACCAAAGCACGGTCGATTGCCTTTACGTCGAAGGTGGCGGCGGTGTAAGCGACTGGTCGGACACCGGCATCTGGGTCGAGAACGTCCAGGCGGCGGATGGCGTCAAGTCCGGCAGCGGCTTCGCGATCATGAACGCAGGCGTGCGCAGGTATCGCGTTCCGGTCGAGGTCCGTAGCGTTGCTGCAAACGAACGGGCAATCACGTCGGTATTCGCGCCTGATGCTGGAGCTGGTTTCATCCGAAACCTGTTTGACAGCGCGGACACATCGCCGGTTCCGTTTCAGTTTCAAGAGATCATCGGCGGCGGGGCGCTGCGTATCGCCTTTAATCAGGCGGCTATTGCGTACATTACCGGCCTCAGTCCTACCGAAGCTATTGGGCAGTTCGGCACCGGGGTTCCGCAAGCGCGGGTGTTCGCCGTGGGCACCTTGGCCAAGTTCAATCTCTCGGGCACGACGGCACGGCGAGAGTGGGCGGACTCGGCCTGCCCTACGTCAGGCACCTTTGCCGCTGGTGACTTCGTGCGTAACACTGGTGGAACGCCTGCGTCGGGCAAGCGCCTGTTCGGATGGCACCGCGAGACCACTGGCAGCAATCATGTGCTGGGAACGGATTGGACGCCGTTATACGCGACCACCTCATGAGGGTCAGACTTCGGCCTTGCGCGCTGGATTGCCAACCCACGTTTCACCTTCCGGCACATCCTTGGTCACGACCGCGCCCGCGCCGATCATCGCGCCCGCGCCAATGGTAACGCCGGGCAGGATCACTGCACCAGCCCCGATGCTGACACCTCGCTTGACGTGTGTGATCAACGCCGGCTTATGATCACCGCTCCTCGGGTGCTTGTCGTTGGTGAAGGTGGCGTTGGGGCCGCAAAACACATCGTCCTCAAGCGACACGCCATCCCAGATGTAAACCCCCGACTTGAGGGTTACGCGGTCTCCGATCACGGCGCCGCCTTCAACTAATGTGTGAGCGCATAGATTGCAGTCGCGACCGATCCGCGCGCCGGCAAGTACCGCTGACCACTGCCATATTCGCGTGCCCTGCCCAATCTGGTCGGACTGCACGTCTGCGAGGGGATGGATGAACATGCGCAACATCTGCACCCCGCAAACAGCGCTGTCGAGACACATTGACGCTCGCGCCGCATTAAGGTAATCAGATACCGCTTGCATGACAGCGCCACCGGCTGGGACAGGTGAGAGCGAGCGTTTGACCCCGAGTGCGCCTCGGAGAATCGGTATCAACCCTTTCTCATGAGGTATTCCTGTGCCCTCTTCATTCACCAAAGAAGAACTAGTCGTCTTTGACGACATGATCCCCGAATTCGACGACCTGCTGTCGTATGGCGCGTTGGCTCGCAAGTACGAGCCGCTGACGCCCGAGCAGATGGTCCACACTCGCGATCGTTTCTGGGTCGAGGGGCCGATGATCGGATCCAGCTACGACGGATTCGACCAGACCAGCAACTTTGACGGCCTGACCGAAATGTCGGTGCCAGTGTCGGTCGGCTTCCACAAGTCGAGCCCAAAGACCCTTTCGGCCAAGAACCTGCGCAACCTGTCCGCCATGCGCAATTACGCGAACGCGGCCAAGCTCAAGCTGGCGTCGGACGTGAACAGCGCGCTTCGCCAGCGTGTGGCCCTGGAAGGCTCGCAGTTCGTCAAGCGGACCGTGGCCGCATCCGGCTTCGACGACCTAGCGCTGGCTATGGCCGTGATGACCGAGCAGGGCATTCCAGCTGCGGATCGCGTTGCGATGATCGGCGTGCGCTCGGGCATCGGCATGGCGTCCAATCTTGCCGGCCGCTCGGAGTCCTCGTCGCGTTCGTCGGATGCGTATCGCACCGGCCTCGTCGCTCCCGGCATTGCCAACTTCGATACGTACTCGGACGACGCTCCAATCCGTCTGACTGCGGCTGCGGGCGGCGCGACCACTGTCAACGGAGCGAACCAGTACTTCGAGCCGAGCGCAGTCTATACCGAGGCGGACGGCGAGCAGGTCAACCTCGACAATCGGCGCCAGAACCTGACCGTTTCCGCAGCCAATTATGCCGCAGTCAAGGTGGGCGACGCCTTCACCATTGCCGGCGTCAATTCGGTCCACATGATCAACAAGCAGGATACTGGCCAGCTCCAGACTTTCCGTGTCGTCGGCAAGCCGTCTGCCGGTGTGATCCAGATCAGCCCGGCGATCATCTCCAACGGCGGCAACACCATTGCCGGCAAGGAGTACCAGAACGTCACTGCGACGCCGGCCAATGGCGCGGCGCTGACCTGGCTGAACACCGCGACGAACGAGATCAACCCGTTCTTCGTTCGGGACTCTCTGCTGCTCATTCCTGGCAGCTTCACCGTCGACCCCGAGGACGGCTGGCAGGTCATGCGCGCCGTGACACCCAAGTATGGCATCGCGATCACGTACACTCGCCAAGGCGACATCAACACGCTCAACGTCAAGGCGCGCTGGGATATCGACTTCGGCACTTCGCTGCTCAACCCGCAGTTTGCGGGCGGCATCATGTTCGGCCAGGCTTGATCGCAATTTGCAGGAGTGAAGTGACATGACCACGAAGAACGACAAGCCCGCCGCGCAAATCGTCGCGGACGTGAAGGACTCGGTGAAGGTCGAAGCCGCGAAGGACGTGGCGAAGGACATCATCAAGGACGAGATCGCCCTTTCGACCGGCACCGAGAGCGACGCTGAGCCCGCGCGCCAGTGGCATGGCTGGGAGGAGACCAACCTCTACGCCGGCCTGCTCGACATGGGGCTGGAGCAGTTCAAGGAGGCGATCAACCCCAAGTCGGAACGCGCCGTGCCCGAGGAGAAGGTCTATGGACTGCTCGCGCTGGAACGCAACGGTCGCAACCGCACGGAGTATGTACGGCTGATGGCGAAGCAGCTCAAGCTCAAGCCCGAGGAGTTCCCGGGTGGTGGGCCTGGCTACACCAACGACATTACCAATCTGACCGAACTGTGATCGGCTAGGGCGGCTCAAGAGTCGCCCTACTTTCTATAGGAGGCGCGCGTGCGCTCTGGCATTGGCAATACCGCCGCCGATCCCATTTTTGTATCCGACGTGAGTGTTGGTGGCGCTCCGGTTTCCGCGTCCAATCCGCTGCCCACGCAATCAACAGTCCTGCCAGCCGGTACGGATCGTTCGGGCACCGCTGGCACGGCGAGCGCTCAGCTTGCAGCGGCTAACACGTCCCGGCGCGGCCTCAACATCCAGAACATCAGCGCTAATACGCTGGGCATCAACGAGTTCGGTGGCGCGGCGGCAATCGGCACGCCAGGCACGTACTCCCTTGCCGCTGGTGCTACCGTCAATGTGCGGACCAATCGTCAGATCAACGTCATCGCCAGCGCTGCCGGCTCGGCGTACACCGCAACCGAGTTCTGACCGTGGCCGAGATCAACGCGCCGGGGCTAAGCGTTGCTGATGTGCAGGCGATCATCTCGTCCGCCATGGCCGCGCAATCGACGTCGTTCATTAACGGCGGCAACGAACAGACGGTTGCACAGCTGCTGACCAACTTCCCGGCCGATGCGTCGATGCTGTTCAAGTACGCCCGCGTATCGGATCTGTTTGGGCAAACCAGGTCGGTGATGATTTGTGAGGGGTCGGCGGGGCAATACTACTGGCGACCGCAGCGCACCGATTACTCTGCGACTTCGGCTGTCGCGACTGGTGGCATGACGCTGACACCGTTGCTGTCTGCGCCGACGATTGCGTTCACCGGCACGCTGACGGGCAACGTCACGGTTACGCCGTCCATCACCAACGTGTGGCCTGGAGCGCAGTTCACGGTCATTGCCAATGGGGTCTTGGGCCTCTTCGGCATCAACATCGCAGGTTTGGTCGGCGGCGGGGTCATTCCGCTGCTCGGAGGTTCCGCCCGCACGATGACCTACGTGCAAGGCGCAGGATGGAGAGCAGGTTAATGTCTACCACGTACTACTTCTTCGGCATTCCGATCATCTCGTTCGTGTGCATCACGACGACCGATCCCAGAACCATCGAAATCTCGATTCAGGGCGGTTCGATCATCGGCCTGCCTTACGACACCTATCAGCAAGTCCGGCAGACCGCAGGGTGGCCCGACGTGGTTTGCGGAGACGAGTGATGCCTGTACGCCTCTTGAAGCCCTACAACGGCCAGAACGCCGGCACCGTCTATGTGGGGCCGATGGAGGACGCACTGCGCGCCGTCAGCATCGCGGACGATTACGTGGAGCTGGCGTCTAATTACGCGCCAACCGGCACGCAACCCTTTCGTGCCTATGCCACATCGTTCAGTGTGGCAGCTCCTGCGGGCTCGGTCATCTCGACGTTCACGGACCCGTTTGCGGGGCAAGGTCGGGGCCGCACCACCTATGCGATGCAGGGAACGCCGCCCGCGCAGTTCGCCATGTCGACGTTGGGGCGCGCCCTGGTTGTCGGGCTGACAGCGGCTGTTGTTGGGACGACCTATAGCGCCACGTTCGTGGCTACGTCCGGCGATGGGCTGCTCAGCACGCAGCCGGTCACGCTGAACTTCCAGGCGCTTGCCCAGCTTGTTGTGCCTCAGCCTGGAGCGCCGGGTACCCCCACCCCCACGCCTGAGCCTACTCCGACGCCGGGGCCGACGCCTACACCGACGCCCGGTGTGACCACTGCTTTCGACGGCATGTGGACGGACCAGATCGCGTCCGTCGGCTGGTATGCAGGTGCGGTCGGATGGAATGCCTTTTACGATGCGCCGTCCAGCAAGACCTACATGGCTGCGGAAGAAGTCAATCCGAACTCCCCATCCTTGCGTAGTTCTCGCCTCTACGCTGTTGACGCATCGGGTAATCGGACGGGACCGTACAAGCTATTCGACAGCTTGCTGGCAGACGATGACCACGGCGTCCCCAACATCGCCATGGCTACGAACCGGAGAATGTACGCGGCGGGCGGTGAGCATTCCGGCGTCAACATGCAGTTCACCATGAGCGCGCCGGATGACTTCACCAGCTTCGCGGCAATTGCAGGCCCCACTAGCCCGGCCGATGCGGGCGAATACGCCTATCCGCACTGGGTATTCCGCACCGCTACTGCCGGCAACATGATCCGACGCAAGAAGATCGCCAACGTCAGCAAGATGGTGCTGGTCGATAATCCTTTCACGATCAACGCGGACGGCACGCTCACCTGGGGGTCAGAGGTCACACTAGTCGACTTCGGAAGCGGATCGCGCGTTTATGCCATCGATCCTATCATGCTGCCAAACGGCAAGATGCGCCTTGCCTGGATCATGGCTGACTACAACGACACCTATCGCCAAGACTATTTCGTAGGAGACTACGACTTGGCAGCGGCAACAATCGCATCGACATTGGACGGCACGGCTCTTCCGCTTCCCGTGGGTCTCACGGGGGCTTTGGGTGCCAGGGCGAAGCTGCGCTACACCACCCAGTACGAGAACAACGTCTACACCACCGGAATTTCGCAGTACCTAGATGCGGCGGGCAATTATCACGTCGTCTACATGGAGAGTGCG